AAGATAGATCTTTGGTCAATCTATAAAAAAGGTGAAGAAATTCTACATAGTGTAATTGGTGAGGTAGAGTACGCATTTCCTGAGGCTCTTAAATATATTCCTGATAGTAGAGTTAAAGATTTCACTAATGATTTTTCAAAAATGTCAATTGAGAATGTTGTTAAAATTAATGAAGCAAAAGGATATATAAATCATCCAAGAAGTAAATTAAAAATTCCAACAAACAAAAAACAAAAAGCTGACTTTATTGTAAATAATAAATCAGTAGAAGTGAAATCATCTTTATTTGATTACAAAAATCCAAGTACAATTCTTGCAGAAAGAGTTAGATCTTCAGGTTTAAAAATAGAAGAGATCGCAGAAAGAGTTGGAATACATTACTCAATGGTTCAAAAACAAATCAGAGGTGAAAGAGATATTACAAGAGATCACGCAATTGCTTATGCAAAAGTTTTTGGTTGCGATCCTGCTGATATGTTATTTGCAGCTCCTCAAATTCCTATTTGGGCTTACGTAGATTTTTTAAGAGTGAATGATGCTGACTTACCTTTTAATGCTGGTGAATTAATTCCTGCTAAGTCTTATGCTGGTGTAAAAGAAAATCAATACGTTACTGTTCCAAGAGATATTTATAGACCTGATGTAAAAGCAGTTCAGGTAAGATCTGATGGTTCAGCTTTAGATGGAATGGTTTTATTTTATTATGCAACGAATGATGTAAGACAAGATTGCATCGGAAGATTATCAATCATCGGTGAAGATGATCAAGACGATTTAGAATTATTTAGATATGGTCAAAGTCAACAATACTTTATAGGTATCTTAGAAAATTTTAGAGGCAAAACTAGATTATTAAATCCTGATACATTTTCAAAAGAAGCAATGAAAGATACTTCTCAAGGTGGTGATGTTGTAATTCAAAATATTAAACCAACTTTTGCTGCACCAATTGTTGCAATAGTAAATCCTCAACAAATTAAAAAAGATAAATATGCTGAACAATTATTTAGAATAAATGAGGAAGCATATCGAGGACAAAGATTATTAGAAAAAGCTAAGCTTGCTTGGACAGAAAGAGCAACTGCTGAAATGAATAAATTAAAAGCAGAGCAAGATAGATTACAAAAAAAATTAGAAACTATTTATAAAGAAATGGAAAGCGAACAGAAAAAAGGTAGAGCTTTCTTTTTTGGCAAACCAGCTAACAATGAAAAAGGAATTGCATCTTTGTTAGATAGTATGCAAGCAGTAGAAAAAATTAAATTAGAGCAGGAACTTGCAATACAAAAAATTTTAAATGAGAAGAAGAGAGCGTGAAAAAATTAATTAATCCAAAAACAAATAAAGAAGATTATTTCTTAAATTGGAAAGAGGCAGCTGAGCATATTGAAATGTCAGTTGGAACTTTAAAGCATAGACATACAGATAAATGTAGTTTGCATCCTGATTTAATTCCAAAAAAATCTATCCACAATAACAAGTTTGGTTTTTGGTTATCAGATATGGACCATTACAAGAACAAGTATTCTAAAAAATCCCCAACAAAGAAACCAAAAGTAGCTGAAACATCTGAGACGGCTGAAATAATTGAACTATCTAAAACGAAAGTAAAAAGAGACTAGCAGTCTTTTTCTGTTTGATTACTAAGACTGAGAGATTATATCAGTCTCAATGTTATTAAAAAATAATTTACTAGAAGATCCTTTAAAAGAAAAAGCGTTACCACTTTTTGCAAAGAAACTTAACATCAATCATTTCTCACCTACTCAGTTCTCAATACCTGATGGAAACTGGTTGTTTAAATATTTAGTTTTAACTCAAGAAGAGAGACGAGCATTACCAAGCAATAGTCAGATGAAAGCTGGTGTTGCAGTCAATAATGTTTTGCAGAAACATTTAGCAGATACCATTTGGAAGTTTGGTCCACAAAGAAAACTTACTCCAATGGCCAATCAAGAAAAGAATAAAGATAAACAAGAAATCATTCACGCAGAATTACAAGAATTTAGAAATCATATTGCTAACGATGATAAAGACCAAGCTAAAAAAGATAAATATCAAGATGAAATATTTGCAGTATGTAATCACGGTTTCTCAGCGCTAGAGAAGTTAGGCGTAGCGACCACTTATCCTATCACTTGCGAAGAACAGATCTCTATAACTCAGGAAGCTTCACCTTTGTTTCTTCCTGTAGTTGGACGAACTGATTTTACTTTTGGAGGAGTGCAGGAAAAAGAAGGTGTTATCTCAGCACCTACTCCTGCAGGCATCATTGAAATAAAAACTCAATGGTCAAAAGTTGGCAAATTAAAAAAGAGTGGCGAGCGTAGTTTTATTAGTTTAAGCGCTCCAGCTACGCCTAGTTATAATCATCTAATCCAATGCGCTATGTATGCAGCTTATTGGAACTACGAAGTACCAGTTTATTTAATTTATTTAAACAAGAGCGAATATAAAATTTTTGATAGCAGCAATTGTTCAGGTCTAACTATTGAAGGTCTTAAAAAGAATTTTCAAAATATGGTTACTGTATTTAAGAGAAGAGAAAAACTTTTATCTCAATACGAAAACTTAGATCCTCAGCAAATAATAGAGAACACGGTTCAGATGATAGATCCAATGTTTGACCATCCTTATTGTTGGCACGGAATTGGTGAAGAAAATTTAATAAAGGCAAAAAAGTTATGGAACGTAATTTAATTAAGGAGCTGCACCAACAGATGCACAAAGAAAAGAAATTTAAAAAAAATTTAATCGAAGCACTAAAGCTTTCGATCATTGTCATAATCATAGGAGGTTTTATATGGCTGGTAAAATAATACCTGATGACTTGATCACCACTATTAACGATTTTAAATCTACGTCTAATGGTCAGATGATTAATATTCACGGTAAAGAGTATGCAACAGTAGCTCATAGAGTTGCAGTGTTGCGTAGAAATCTTGGAGCTAAGCTCAGTATTACAACTGAGGTGGTTTCAATAACAGATAATAAAGTTGTAGTAAAAGCAACTGGTTCAATATCAGGTGTTGTAATTGCAACTGGACACGCTGAAGAAGATAGAAAAGCAAGTAGGATTAACTCCACATCTGCACTAGAAAATGCAGAGACAAGTGCAGTTGGTCGTATGGCTGCTTTCTTAGGTGTCACAAACGATAATATCGCCTCAGCTGAAGAGGTAAGTCTTGCAATAGAGCAGCAAGATAAAAAGCTGCAAGCAGCAATGAAGGAACTCAAAGCAGTTTCTCACGCAGGCAGCTATCAACAATGGTTGACTAACTACAAAACATTTTTAGCAGAATTGAAAAGTAAAAATCCAATTGGCTATCAAGGTTTTATGGAGCAGTTCACCTCAATTAAAAATCAACTCAAATCAAAAGGAGTATTACAATAATGAGTGATGAAGTTAAAAAGGAACGTAAGCAATTAGGCTTAGCAATTCCTGTAACCAATAAGGCAAAAGCATCAAGCTATGATCTTAAAGGTAATATAATTATAGACGGCAAGTCATATAGATTTGGCGCTTATAAATCTCAAGCAAGTGGAAATGGTAAAATGGCTGCTGGCCAAGATTACTATTACTTTCATAGAGTAGAACCTATGGATGAAGCTGCAGCTGGAGCTGCACCTAACACTGATTTTAATCCTGCAGAATTGGAGGCTTAAAAAATGGATGCCGATAAGTTCAAGTCCGTTGCTATTAATATCAAGACATACAGATTGCTTGAAGAGTTGGCTCAAAAGAAATTCGAGTTGCCAATCAGTATGGCTAAAACAGTAGAGTTCTTTATTCAAAAAGGACACGAAGAGTTCAAAGCAGATGCAAATAGAAAAGCTAAGTAAAGAACTCAAAGCAATTCGGAAAATAAAATCCGATGAGTACGGACCATTTAATAAAAAGATGCAAGCAATTGCAGATGTGTGGTCCGTCCTTATTGGAAAAAAATTAAGGCCTCATCAGGTCGCTTTGATGTACGCAATGGCAAAGATCATCAGAGCAAACAACGAATACAAATACGATAGTTACATTGATGCAATCAACTACTTGGTTCAAGCAGATGAGATTCACCGAGAAGATGTCTCGGAATTGGTCGATAGCTACTTTCCAACAACAACGAAAGAAGATGTCTCTGTATGAGTTTAAACTGGAAATGGAGTTCAGCGGTTACAATACAGATCGATCAGAGCTGGTTGAAAAATTTTATAAAATTTATTCAGATTATTTAGATGAGTTGGAAACCACGAAATCAAAATAACGTAGTGCCTTTTAAAGTAGGCGTAGAGAATAAACAAAAAATTATGGCTGAAGAGAGATTAAAAAAAACAATAGCTTCAATTGACCTGAAGATGCAGCAACCATATTGGGATGCTTTGGTCTTTGATGATGTGGAGTTGGAGCTGCTTGCAAATTTTGGTGAAACAATAAAGTTCCCAACCGACAATACTGCGGTCAGAGCGTTATCAGTATTAGCAACATTTTTACTTAAGCATAAGGAGGAATTTAGTTATGAGTAAAACAAGAATACATAGTTTATCATTACATAAAGATAAATTTAGAGACGAAAAAGTTGGACCATATGCAGCTTTAGGTGGTCCATTTTATATAAAGAAAATTTTAGGTAAATCACATTATCTAATCAAAGCATCAGAGAGTTTCTATCACGAAGTAACTCCACAATGTTTTGAAATGACAATGAAAAGATCAACCATATTAGACACTGCAGAAATCAAAAAAAACTTGGAGGCTTTTAATGCGAAATAGAGCAAGAATAACACCTGAAGCTATTAAGACTAATACAATAATAGGTAATAACCTTAGGTATATTAGGAATAGACGTAAGCTTACATTGCAGAAATTAGCCACGTTAGCAGGCGTCAGATACCAGCAGATAGGCAAGTATGAGCTTGGTGTGGATCAGATGTCAGCTTATAGAGTAATGCAATTCTCGCAGCTCCTACAATGTAAAATAAAATATTTCTTTGATCCAACATATATAGATCGAATGAATGGCTTTCACAAAGGCAGAGAGTTCTTTGCAGCAATGAAACCTGAGCTTTTGGATATAGACCAACTGCAGTCAAATGCAGCTGAGGCTATGGATGCAGCGGAGGTTCAAGCAAATCTATAATGCTATGGCTAAGATTCTTAAAATACAAACTGGAACTATTGATGTTGTTGTTACATCAGAATTTGAAAATGAAGATGCAGCAACACAGGATAAAGAACCTACTAAAACGGATGTCAAAATTACAGAGTTCAAGGTTGAAAATACTAAATGGAAAAAAGGAGGATTAGCAGATGAGTGATATACCACACGATTTGCCATATGATAGCAGGCTTGCAAGAATGAGAAAAAGACTTCAAGGCTTGCAGCGTGTAGCAGCAGCTATAAATGATTTGTATATCTATGGAGTTTATCCTTCCAACTATCCAAACTTAACAACGGTGTTGGAGCAGGCAAAGGACCATACCAAAAATATTATTAAAGAAACAAAAAAAGAAATCGCATTGTTCGATGATCCAATGGACCAGTACGATTTAACAGAGAACGATAAATTGGAGGTAATAAAAGATGACACTAATTAAAGATCCACTATCACCTGAGAATGCAGAGAAGCTAGAAGAGGCAGCAAAAGATGTATCTAAAGCAGCGTTGGTTCATCATACTGCAATGCAGCAGGATGAGTTAAAGGTAATAATAGAAGAGAGAGATCTACTCTATAAAGAGAATGAGATTTATCACGACAGTTTAGAGAGAGCTTTGGAAGAGAATAAAAATTTAAGGACATTGATCCAAGGCTGGAAAAAATTCAGAGGTTAGAGAACGCCCACCGAACCTTCTTTCTGAAAGTCCTATTTGTGTGACGTTGTTCGGTTTCTGGGCTAGTCTATGTTGCGTTACACAGAAGGCAAATAAGAGGCAGTTGATAGGAGCTGCCTTTTTTTTTGGAATTTTTAAAAATAAAAATGATGCAAAAAATTTTCTCAAAGAAACAACCTTTCCAACAGTAATTAAAGCTG